TGCCATACCGTTAGCGAGACCCATGCCGATGTAAGCACCGCTGTTATAGGCCCCACCTGCCGATGATCGCATGGTAATTACGATTGAATTTGACATTGTTTCTGCTGTAGAAACCGCCCTTGACATTCCAGCTGAAACGCCATTATTAAAATTATTTCCAACCGCATTTCCAGAAGTCTTCGCTTTACTTTCTCCTTGGGAAAACTGCTTAATCAATGCATTGATCGCAGATTTCGCCTTGTTTCCCAATGCATCCAGCCCAGAATTCACAACATTCACGCTGGAGCGCATACCTGTAAGCGATTTTTCAGCGCTTTTCGCATTTCCGGCGATTGA